CGTGATGTGCGTAAAATAAGTACCCCCTTTAGGGGGTACTTATTTTATGCCTACATCACTACTGTAGGCATGTGGGCTAAGTTAGGTACACCACGAGGGTGTACCTAAGTTTGGCACATGCCGGTATGCAAATATGATTATCGGTATTCGTGCTCTTATGCGACACGACGACCGCTGTTCATTCCTTATAGGGAATCATCATCTTCTACATCATAAATATCCCTCCTATAATTTCGGAGAATATTGGATAGATGCCGTATGTGGAACGATGTATCCAAATGCAGCAGAGCATAAACGAGGACTTCTGTTTTTTTTATAACGTCTAGTACTAAAGTTAAGTACTTGGCGCTAATGCGGTCTAAACCAGTTTAATACAACCTGTTATAGAATAACAAATGTCTACATCATTTTTAGAATACATACGATATTTAGACATTGTTCATAGAAATAGCCTGAATGACACGTCAAATAGCATAATTGATGTACCCGATAACATTAAAGTTTCTCTACATGACCATCAAAGAGCAATCCTTTATCGAATGAATGAGTATGAGCAGAATTTATCTTCAGGTATGCGCATCAATGGTGAGAAATTCTTTTCCAATTGCGCAATTTTAGGAGATTCCGTTGGTGTTGGGAAGAGTCTAATGGTTCTCGCGCATATTGCTCGTCTTCCCACTTTAGATGTCATACCATCGCGCGTTTCCGTAATTTCATCGAATTCATCACGCCATATGTTCAGTCTACGAAACGTTAAATACTTTGATAAAAACGAGGCCGGCTCGCTTATCATTGTTCCACACACTCTATTTCGTCAATGGGCGACCTATATAAAAGACCAGACAACATTAAATGCACTCTGTATATCGAAGATTTCGCAAATGTCCGAAACAGATTCTTTTAAGAAAATACTTGAATCTGATTTAGTGCTTATAAGTAATACACTATGCCGACATTTTATCCCCCTTTGTAAAAATCGTGATATAAAATGGAAGCGGATTTTCATTGATGAAGCGGACACAATCCATATTCCAGGTATACACTATCACGATTTACCACAGTCCAGGTTTGTATGGCTAATTACTGCATCATGGATAAATCTTCTGTACATGAATCGTAACCTGTATTTTGACCGAGTGAGCATAGAGTCCCATATATTTTCAGAAGAAACTATGTATAAACATCTTCAAAACCATTTTCTATCAAGAATCACTTCTGTTCAAACACCGTACATCGTGGAAACATTACGCCTACGCTCTCCATATTTATTTATAGAAATGCTTTCGCAAACACATCATCTTCGCCCATATCTGGTCATTAAATCCTCTGATATTTTTGTGAAAAAATCTATTTCATTACCTGAACTCATTCGTAAGACTGTACTATGTAGATCCCCATTGACAAATCGTATTCTTGACCGGGTTATATCACCAAATATTCAACAAATGCTAAATGCAGGAGATATTCATTCGGCTTTAAAGGAACTGAATGTAAAGGGGAGAGATGTAAAAAGTCTGATAGATGGGGTAACAGCAAATCTCACAAAGGAATTGTTCAACTTACAGAAGACGTATCAATTCAAAGAAACGCTGGAATATGAATCTCCACGAGTAAAAGAACAGGCTTTGAAATCATTAACTGAAAAAATCGCGCACGTAAAGGAATCTATAAAATCAATTGAAGAACGTATTCATAATTTCAAAACAGAGGTGTGTCCTATTTGTTATGATGAGCCGGTAGACCATCTCATTACTCCATGTTGCTCCCGTATTTTTTGCGCAGCATGTCTTATGTTGAGTCTTGCGCGTAATAGCACATGTCCCTTATGTAGAGGAGCAATCCATCCCTCAAAATGTACCAAGATTGTTACGTCAGAAAATGAAATCGTTAACGCAGCAACCGAAGCTATTGAACCAACCCTTCCGAAAAAGCATGAAGCGCTCCTTCAAATCATGAAAGATAATCCCGAGGGGCGCTTTCTTGTGTTCAGTCGTTACGATAACCCGTTTGAAACAATTGAATCTGCTGTCCAAGATTTGGAAATCAAAGTGAAACATGTGAAAGGAAATAAGGATGCTGTTGCATCCACCCTACGCTCCTTTGAAAACGGCTCATTACGCTGTCTACTGCTCAATTCCAAATACGGGGGCGCAGGGTTGAACATAACATCTGCAACGCACGTGATTCTTCTTCACGCGATGACACACGAGGAGGAGAAACAAGTTTTAGGGCGAGCCTATAGGATTGGTCGTAAAGGCCCGCTAACATTTGTAAAACTTCTTCATAAGGACGAAGAGGCGTATATGGAGGGTAATGAAGCGGAAAACGGAACGGTTACGTAAAAGGGTCTGCGGCTAATGTTAAAGGAACTCCCCTTAAAGAGGAATTCCTTAAATTAAGTATTGAAAGATATGGAAGAGAATACAGTATGTCTTCATCCTGAAGTGGAACAGTCGATTTCAAAGTGGCTACATGTGCGCGACAAGGCTGCTGTCCTACTCTTAGGCCCGCCAGGAATTGGAAAGACCACACTTGCGCTACGTGTTTTTCGTGAGGCCGGTTTGAAGCCAATAGAATTCAATGCGAGTCATACACGTAGTGGCACATCGTTTCGAAAAACAATTTTACCCCTTTTGAGAGAGGGGGGAATTGTCCAAATGATAAAGTCGGGTAAACGTGGTGGAATTGGAATTCTACTGGATGAAATTGATGGACTCTCAAATGGTGAAAAGGGTGGTCTGAGTGAATTACATGCCTATCTGAAATTACCAGAGGCACGGCAAGCATCCCCACTCATACTTATCAGCAATAGTCTAGACACGAGAACCCTACAGCAAATCGCAAAATTTTGTCTCACATTTGAAATTGAACCTGCACTTCCAGAGCATCTAAAAAACTGGCTGCATGTGGAAATTCCACCGACCTATACGGGAGACATACGCTCTCTAAAGCGCCAATTATCCGGTCTAGAAATTCCACAGGAAGTTGTGGAAATTCCAGACGGTGTAATGTCTATTGCGAAATGGACTCTGTGGAATGGAGACTATGATACGCAAATCCTATTTGATGTGGAGAATAACGAAGGAAATTTGGCGAGTCTAATTTGTCTTGAGAATATACCGGAACGAATTGAAGCATCCTTAGGAACAACAGAACTCGCATGGAATATGTATATTAAATTATTTAACGCGTACAAGATAAGTGACCAAGGAGATTTTTGGGCATTTTTCTATCAATGTTGGACTATTCTCCCAATATCATTGCGACTTAAATTGAAAATAATGAGTCTTCGTCTTCTAGAGGAGACACCTTTAAAGGATACACGCTACAATAAAGAGGTTGAACTTCGTTATACCCCAGTTCTCACAAAACAGTCTGCAATGTTCAATGCGTGGAAACTTATTTGTGAGGTTGCGGAAAAACATTCGGTCCCTATTCGTATAGCACCAAATTATGCACATTTAGAGGCAAATGAAAGCGGATTAAAACCTGACCGTGTTCGGCGGTTCAATTCTATCAGTATTGAAAATTTATATCGCCAAATTTCATAACGTGGTGTGCCGTTACTAGGTGGGGCGGGGTGGAATAACCGTAACATTTATAGGATTGGCTGAATTTGGAATACAGATTCCCTCCCATGTAAGACCTTTAGTTAAACATTCACTACATAGTCCAGGATTTGCACCAATATCAACAAGAGAACGGTAGTTTGCATTTTCTCCTCTCGGCTCATTCAGTATAATTTCAGAATTGGGCCCCCTTTTACTTACCCCTACTTTATCTTGACACGCATATTGCGTATAAGTATTGGTGTCTAACTTTCCTTTATTTACCAATACTGTATAGTCTGGGCACATATTGATTGAATTCGGAGGAGGCCAGGTCGTAGAAATATTCGTACCTATATTGGATTTACCAGACGTGTTGAACCAGCGCATTCCGAAATAGATAGAAACTAAAAGGAATAGGAGTGACATGACAACGGCTTTTGACATTGAGCCGCCGCCTGAATTAAAGTACATTGAACCGGAAATAACTATCACCGAAATAAGAATATAGAATATGTAGGATAATTCCATCTAATACCATTGAATATAAAAGTAGCGCACATTGTGCGCTACTTTTATATTTGTAGTATATATAACGAAAAGCCGGATAATTAGCGGCCGAAGTTCGCCACCGGGGCGGGGGTCTCCTGACCTTCAAAGCCGAGCTTGATGTAGCCAGTGAGGAAATCCAACTGTCCAGTCACATTCGCAGCGCCAGCCACACCAAACGTAGATGTCGTTCCAGCGGTTCCCAAGCGCGCACCACCCGTCCCCTGGGGAACCACCAGTTGAACCTTACGGAAAAAGGCACCAGATGATACGATAGACTTACCCATGTCGCGCAGCAGGGCTCCCGCACTGGAGATAGAAGACGCATAGCAGCCGTTCGTGGAGAAATCTCCAGATCCGAATGATGAAGCCCACAGCGCCACAGGACCCTTGGGGCTCACCACCACCTGGTTAATAAGATTGTTAACCGTGATGAAATAGCCGCTGTTGTTCGAGATCTGGCGCACGCCCGTCTGGAGAGAGGTCATTTGTTTATACCCTCTCCTTAGAAAATAATTCCAAAAAGTTTATAAATCTGCCGGGGCGCCACGAGATTTTTGGGCGCACAAACTTTTCGAGACCGAAGGTAGTATGAACTTTAGCCCAGCCTTACCATACACAACAAACGCGCCGAATAAGCAGAACGGACGTGTTGTCTTTACAGACGATGATGTATCCAATTTAGTTGTACCTGGATTTCGAACGGACACGTCTGTAGAACGGGATTTCCAGAATGATATGCTCCGGGGGAATTGGGAAAAGACGCCCCTGAGTCAAGGTTTCTTCTCCGCAGACAACGTGGAACTCCTCCAAAATAGAATACGCAAGGAAGTCTACGATAGAAGTCAACCGAAGGGATATGTCATTGACAAGCAATCGGTAGAGGAGCTCAAAATCATTATGCGAGCCATCTATCTCCAGTACGCCCGAAATCTACCGAAGGATATTCCCGCGCAGATTGACGACCTCAATAAAAAGGTAATTGACTGGTCTGTCCCACACATTTTGTCTGCCGTAGATCACTACCATTTCTACATCAATGATATTAGCCATTTGCCGGTGCCTCTTGCGCACATGCAGCATTTGAGTCGCGCAGGGACAAGAAGTCTACCAGCAAATCCATTTGTCTGAAGGATTTCCTGGCGCTACATTTTTCTTATTCGTTTCTTTCCCATTCAGAGAAGGAAACAAATGAAAACGGGAGTTTGGAAAATAGACGGACGTGGTCGTCCATCTGAAGACCGCTCCTTTGTGAAAGAACTCCCCGGAGGAATTCTTATTGCGGGTGTATTTGACGGACATTCGGGTCTTTTCACAGTAGATTTCACTGTGAAGTGTCTGCCGGTGGCCATTTCCGAAATGATAGGGCGACTAAAACCGGAGGATGAAGCTGCTATGCGCTCCGGCATAAAGGCAGCTTTCATAGAACACGACAAAAAACTTGCGAAACAGGGGGCACTATCGTATAGGGACAGCGGCTCTACAGCCACCGTCGCCATTGTTACTCCAAAACAAGTCTACATAGCCTACTTGGGCGATTCGCCCGCCTGTGTCTTTGACCCAACGACCGGAGAAATCTATGGCTCTATTGGAAAACACGACCCATCCAGCCAGACGGAACGCAGTCGTATTTATGCGAATGGCGGAACAGTAACTATGGACGCTGGGGATGCACCCCGCGTGGATGGATGCCTGATGGTTTCTCGGGCGTTCGGTGACTTTAGTATGAAATTCGCGAATGGAAATCGGCCAACAGAGTCGGAATGGAGCACGGACTGGTCCACAGGGTTTCGTGTTGTTGCTGACCCCGATATTGTTGTCATTCCTAGACCTGCTAGCGGTGGATTACTTGCAATTTATTCAGATGGACTCGTGGAAACAACGGAAGGTGATAAATACCGTTCCTACGAGGATGTCGTGCAGGGAATCGTTGCGGAGCATAAGGGATCCGAGACGTTGGAGCAGTGTGCGAAGCGCTGTATTGAAAAGCAGGTGGCGTCTTTTGTGAATGAGCCTAGCCACTATAGCGGGGATGATATCACTCTTGTGCTTGTTCATTTACCGGGACTTGTTGTGTCAGCGCCTGTGATTGGTGGAAGCGCAGCGGCAGGACAAACACGGAAGAACAGGGTTGGGCACAGGCGAACTCGTTCCAATAAAAGACGAATGGCGAGAAGTTTTTATATTTAGGCTGGGGGGCTGATTATAGGGCCGCAAGTTGCTTCTGTAAAAATTCGTACCAATGTTTAAACCACTTTTTCGTATAAAAGGGCTTTACACCGGGATTCTTTATCGCCTCGTATAATTCAAGATGGTTTTTATAATCTTTCAGATCGTATATTTCCACTGTGTTGGTTTTCATGGCCTTTTCCGCATCTTTATATGAACTATCTTCCATACTCACATAATCTCTTCCATTTTTATCAAACAATACATACCATACCATATTGGGTGAATGGGGCTTTTGTTTGAACTCCTTTGTTTTATAATCAAAATAAGTTAGTTCCATCTTTGGGCGTTTTTTTCGTAAGTAATTCGTTTTAAAATATAAAGAGGTCCAAATACTACCGTCCTTTCGTTTCAAGAAAAGTCCACCGTAATCTTGAAATTTTATCGTTGGTACAGCACCCCCGTCTTGCGAATATTTTCTAACACACCTCTCTAACATCGGACCCGCAGCCTTATCAATCACCTCTTGCCGCATATTTTCTGGCAGCGAGTGTATATAGTCCCACCAGTTCAGTCCGGCGTAAAAATTTCCGGGCCTCATATGCGGAACCTTCTTAAGAAGTTTCCTCGCCGCTTTCCGCGTCGTTTGTTTGAGAATTTGTCTACCCATTTTCATCTGGGTCTCACATATGTTACGTGGGGCCTTTCGGGTATTCCCATTCATCTATTGTTTGTGGCATTTTTTACCACAAACTTCTTCTTGGAACCGGCCGTGCTCCTCTTCTTGCCGTCCACATCCGCCAGCGCCTCCTCGCGCCGCTTCCGCATGGCCTTCCACTGAGCGGCGAACTCGGCCAAGTCCGACTTCCACATCATGGTCGCCGTCGTGGCCTCTAGGACCTTTACAGCCTCTGCGGCCGTGGACGCGGCCTTCTGCTGCTCCACGACCGCCGCAGCCTTCACACGGTCCATCCGCATCTTCAATAGATACTCGTATGCGTCTACCGAATCTGCGTCATCTGGCTTAGAAATCGGGGGTAGCTTGTGAGCCTGCATGGCGGCCACAATCGCTTCATCCGTCGCCGACCGCAACTCCATTGTACCCTTAATCACTGCCTGAATGAATCGGGCTTTTGCATCATACTCGGCCGCCTCCCGCTTCAATCGCCCCATCTCGTTCTGCCGACGCTGCTCATACGCCTCCAAACGCTTCCCATAGTACGCTTCCATGATTGCGCCCACGCAGTTATACTTGACAATATTGGAGTTCGTATCAAAGCACACCATATTACTCGTCCGCACCGTGCTCGTCAGATGGAACCGCTTCTCGAACTCCTGCGGATTGGCCTGAATGTCATCATAGTAGTCGCCATCGGGATACAGGTCAAATCGCACCTCCACGTGGTTATACAGGTCGTCAAACGTCTTCAGGAGAGGCTTGCCGTCATCCGTCTTATAGGCCGCCGACTCCGTGTTCGTGCACATCTCGTCCAAGAACGCCTTGTAGTCGTGCGTCCATGTCCCAATCGGCAACTCCGTTACTGTCACACACTTCTTCTCGTCGTTCAGCGTATAAATGCCTTTCGTCAGCCAGACCCCGTCACTCACCTGGTGAATGGCTCCCTTGAAGCCGAGCCACCATGGCCTCAGCGCAATATTGTCCAGCGTCTCCCTTCGCCCGTCCAAGCGGTCATTGAGAAGCCCCACAACCTCCTCCGGGTCGTGGGGTGGAATGTCCGTGCTGAAACCTGTGCCAATACCAATGCTTCCATTGATAACAAGAAGCGGCACAACAGGGTAGTAGTACTTCGGCTCTACACTAGTCCCATCGTCATCAATATAGTCCAGAATTGCCGAATCCTCCTTGCGGAAGATGTAGTCCGTAATGCCTTCCAGACAAGTATGGATATACCTCGGCGACGCCGCGTCCTTGCCCCCCAGAAGCCTCGTGCCGAATTGTCCAATCGGTGTGAGCAAATTCACCGTATTTGCGCCGACAAACGTCTGCGCCATAGCGGTAATAGCCGCATTGAGAGACGCCTCGCCGTGGTGGTAGGCCGCATGCTCCGACACATAGCCCGCAAGTTGCGCTACGCGAATCTCCGAGCGTAAAGACCGCTTGAAACATGCAAACAGAATCTTACGGAGCGAGGGCTTGAGGCCGTCCATGATCGACGGCAGCGACCGAATGTTGTCCGCATTGCTATAGTGAATCAGTTCATCGTGGATGAACTGCGAATAGCCAGTGGCTCCGCCAGGACCCGACACAAGTTGCCTCGCAGGGTCATAGCGCGACAGCCAGTCCTTTCGGTCGTCCGCGCGCTTCTTAGAGAAGGCGAGAGAAATGCTCTCGTCTGTCTTGTCGTCCCAAATATATTTAATTTCGTGGATGTTCCGAAACCACTCCTGGGCCTCCACCTCCGTACTCGTACCCAGTCCCTTATAATACTTCAGGTGCCAGCCAGATGCCGAACCGCCGTGAGCCCCCTTCCACACCTCAAACTCCGCCGCCGAATAGAAGGCAACCGTCTCGGACCGCCTCGTGGCCTTCAGAAGAGGTGTGGCGAGCGAGCAGAGAAATCCGGACTGCATGAGGGACGGCCACTCGGTGTGGAAGAGATTCATCAGAAGTCCCTTGATATGCGACCCGTCCAAATCCTGGTCGGCCATTACCATTACGCGTCCGTAGCGGAGCGTCTTCAGATCCTTATAGACCTTGCCCTGCTCCAGCCCCAGAATCTTCTTAATGGCCGTCAGCTCCTCATTCTTTGCGAACTTGTCCGCAGAAACGTCGCGCACATTGAGCAACTTACCCCGAAGAGGAAAGACGCCCCAGGACTCGCGCCCAACGACGGCAAGTCCCGCAATAGCCGATGAGGCGGCTGAATCACCCTCCGTAAGAATCAGCGTACAGGTTGCCGACTTGGCCGTGCCTGCCTGAAGCGCATCCACAAGTTTTGGCATTCCACGCAAAGTGCGCTTCTTAGACCCATCCGTCTTCTTCACATCCTTATTGGCCTTCGCATCCATAATGGCCGCCGCCTCGTCCAGAAGCCCCATCTTCACGAGCCCCGCCACAACCTTTCCACTGGTCTTGAAGGCCGAGCCAAACTTAGAGGCCGGCGTCGTGAGCGTTTCCTTCGTCTGGGAATCAAAGGCCGGATTCGTAATCGTCGCATTTACAAAGAATACAACGGAATCCTTGAGTTGACCAGGCTTAATAGATATTTTCTTCTTTGTAGCAAGTTCGCAGAAATCCCCAATAATGGTTTTCGTGACCGTGTCCATGTGCTTCCCTCCCTTCCGAGTATTGATGCCGTTGACAAACGACACGTGGCGCTCATCAGGTACAGAATCCTCCTCGAACAACTGCTTCGCCATGACGGCGGCCACCTCCCACCGCTCCGAGCAGCGCTCATATGCGACGGACGCCTCGTCACGCACGAAGAGCTTCACGAACTTCTCAAAGGTGTTCGTGGGGATTGTAGACCCGTTGAGGCTGACCTTCACATCCTTTCCTGCTACTGCGGCCAATTCCACTACGCGGGTGTGGAGGACCTTCATAATGTCCTCCACATTTAGACCAGGAAATCGCGTAAGGTCCGGTGTATATTCAACACTTACAAATCCTTTCTGCGCAGTGTCCTTCTTCACTGAGGCCTTGCTACATTTTGACATGTTGTCCGCCCACGTCTGCGAATATTTGAGGCCATGCTTCACACTCCGCGTCTCCACCGTAAAGGCTGTGCTGAAGATATTTGTCAACTTCGCTCCATAGCCGTTCTTACCACCCACAATCTTCTCCTCCCCCTTTGCGTAATTCCCGCTCGTCAATAGTTGGCCAAAGATGAGTTCGGGCGCATAGACCTTGTACTCGGGATGCATCTCCACAGGAATACCGTCACCGTCATTCTCAACCTTCACAGTAAATGTGGGCTTCGTCGCCATAGTAATATGGATGTGCTTCACAGGAGTCCTACCGGCTTCCGTTACACTCCGCACAAGCGCATCCCTCGCATTTACAAGAATTTCATCAAACAACTTGTAAAAGCCAGGATTGAATGCGATTTGACGGAAGACCATCTTGCTCGCCGCCGCATCCCAAATCCACCGCAACTCCGTGTGCGTGTCCGTGGAGCCGATATAGGTATCAGGCAACTCCAGAATGTGCTCACGATGCGTGTGGCGTTTATAATTAGCAGCGTCCATTTTCTGGTAAGGGGGGAGGCTTGGTCGTGCTCAAATTTTGTTTGTCGGCGTTGCCGCCAAAATGGCCGCATGAGGAAACACGATCTTACACACTTTCGCGTCATTCCATCCGCCCACACAGGTCCAAATGCCATCGGCATACTCTGCGCTCCCAATATAAAACAGATTCATTCCCAGGGCCTCTCGGCTCAAGAAACTAGGCTCAAATACTCTAAGAATACGGAACGTACTCGGTTCAAAGGCGACCGCAATAATGGATGGATATCCCATATATGTCATAGAGCGCCCAAAGGTCCACCAGACCCCGTCCACCATTTTTGGGCACGTGCCCCCATGTATTCTCCCCTTATATTCGTCGGGAAAATCCTGCTCATAGACTTTGGTCGCCTGACCCTGTTCTATCTTTAGAATGGTCCACGGTCTATAAGAATATATCGCAAATAAGTCGTCCCCGTCCTGGAAAAAGCCCCAGTTCTTTTCGGGACCCATCTCCAGATTTTTCCCGTATTTTGGCATAATGGGTGGGTCGAAATTAGGATATACTGAGCAATATCCTAACCACTGTTTGGTTGGAACACCTGTTGTATAATTTTCAATAATGGTGAATGTAGACCAAATTTCTCCCTTATACAAGAACAATCTTGAGTCCTCGAAAATTGTGGAGCCGGCTACTGCGGGGTTCAATATTTTTATTCGTTGAGTATTGTTTGCATCGACTGCAATTATCATAGACTCCCCCCATTTTTCTTTAGAAACCCTAATACAAATAAAATCATCTAATTTTGAACCATTGAAGCATATATGTTCGTATTCAATTGCTGGAAAGTCATAAAAGGACAAGGCGAACGTATCTAAACATTTGAGGCGTGGTTGACTAATCCATAGGCCCCGATGAACAGGGAAACAGGTGCGACCCTCTTCTTCTGCTACCAAAAAAAGAGTCAAGAAATACTCTACACCCTTGCTTCTACCCATTTTGTACGTGGTCGCATCCGAGCAAAACACAAGCGTCTTGCTGGTGATTTCCTCCGATGCGGGGTGCGTTTCCAACATATATGCCCAGGCCGGATTTACATCATACCACGCTGTAAATCCCGCTTCAAATAGCCACAGTAAATGTGTCTGGCACGTGTGTAGCACTCGCATTTCAATGCACGCCATTTCTATCGGAGTATTTTTGAATATCCTTAAGCAAGGCTTGAAAAGAAGTCCCGCACATCCGCATTCCGTATGAAATCCCGTATCTTGAACGCCGTCTTCTTCACGAACGGATTGTTCGGATTCTCACGCATTGCGACCTTATTGTATGTATTTTCAGCGTGCGCGAAAACGAGCATGACCTTTCTTGGGTCCAACTGAATCATCTGGTTTTTATAATCTTCCAGGAATGACTTTTCTTCGGCGTGCGTGACCGTCTCGTCGTAGGCGTGCGCAAGTGCGTAGGACCGACGCCAAGCCATTGTGCCATTCGTTGCGTGATTCTCATGATACGGACCCAGTTTATAAATTGTCTTGATGTCGGTGTAATACATATAGACCTCAGAGGCGCCTGCGAGTTCGACACCCGGATTTTGCTGGAATTTCCGGACCACATGCGCAACTCGCTCAGGAGGGTAATAGTCATCATCGTCCATCGCAACGATAATGTCACCCTTTGCTTCCTGATTCAGCCGATTCCGTTTGGCCCCAATCGTCATCTTCGTCGTTTCCCGAATATACCGAAGCATCGGAAGTTTATGGGCGTGCTCCTTAAAAATGTCCTCCACAAGGTCAGACCCATCATCCAACACAATCCACTCCATCCGGTCTTTGGGATACGTCTGCTCCAAAAAACACTTTATCGTTGTTGGAATGAATTTCCTCCGATTATACGTCGGTGTAATTACCGACACAAATGGAACACCCATTCCTCTAGATATTTTATCGTTTCTGTGTTTAGACCTCTCAGCCCTTACAGTAATAGGGGAGAAATCTCGTCAAAAAATATGAATGTGTATAAAAATGTGATAAATAGTAAGAGTGAAACAAACCGAAGAGCGATTCTGCCCCGCTCAAGTCTCATAGGGTTATCTGTAGCAGGGTCTGGTTTCTTATAATAAAGGAACGAACCAATCGTTTCCGTCGCCCATATTGGAAGCCATGCTGAAAAAATGGGCGGATTTATGCTACCATACAGAAGAACTAGCGGATAGAATAAATATGCTAAAAATACATAAAATATTTTGTAGACGTAGAAACCTGGCGAGCTTTCTGGAACTCTCGGGCTCGGACTGAGGCAAAGGACATTTAATAAAATAATAGTTGCGAAAATTGGCCCAAAAACATACAGAAACCATACCAAGTAATAATTCATGGCTCCAACGCCCACGCGCAAAACGGAAGGATTGCCTGATACAAGAGCCCCCTTTCGTTTATCCAAATCTATCATTTTTCCACGCATTTCTGCGATTTTATTATTCAATTCGCCCAGTTCTAGGGACGGTGCTACAGCCGTGTATTGCTGTACTTGTATTGTAAGTGCTCTGTATTCGTTAAGTAATTTGGATTTTTCATCGGTCGGATTTGAGCCTGTCCCTAATTCAAATATAGACCGCTGAATTGCCTGGCCAATACTGTTCAATTGTGACACGGATTGATTGCGCGCAAGAGATATTAGGGGGTTATTCGTCGTGGCTGTCTGTACGAAATTGTTCGGTGACATGAAGTCGGAACCACTCGTATTCATCACGTTCGCTAAATTTAGAGCCTGTCCAGGTGACATAGCTGACATAGCTGACATACCAGCCCCCATCCCTCTCTACACTATCATAATCATTTCGTGCGCCCCTTAGAGGACGTATTTGGGCGCACCGGACCCTGAAGCAATTACCAGGAAATTCAGAGTCTCCACATACAGGTCCACATTGTATCCATAATTTGCTCCCAGAAATAGGGGGTTAAAAGTGATTTCCACCTGAAAATTCGTAACTCTACTGGAATTTATAGAACCGGATGGTTGAATTTTGGAGCTTGTAAGAGCCCATGTATAAATTGGAATTTCTGCGTTTGCATTCCCTGTTGTATAACGAAACGGGTAAATTTTCGTAAGAAAATCATAGGGCTTCAATTCTTGAATTTCATTGCCATTACATAAAATTCGTAGAGCCCGAATTATGTCCCTCTGTGAATTCGCAACAACAATACCACTTGCATTGTCCTTTCTTGCGCCCTGTAGAGCTCCAGCGTCCCATGGCGCAAAGGGATATGTTGACCAGTTCGTGAAATTTGTGAAATCATTTCTTCTTTGCCAATCGGTCCTTCTCGTAACAAATATGAATCGCGTAATTGTGCTAGACATTTCCAGTTTTTCTGTGACCACGTTTACCGGATATTCATATGGGGAAGAAAGAGACGTAATTCGCAGTTGTGGAAGTATATAGGTCAATGGTCTTGTAGCAAATGTAGTTCGTTCATTGTCCGAGAGATACACAAACGTACACTGAACTCTCGGATTAATATTGAGAATTGTTGCAGTCTGGTCGAGCAAAAATGTCTGAAAATTGTTCACTTGAAGTGTATCACTGTAAACGGGATTATTATTTATATTCGAATTTGTTTCTGACTGTGGTTCAACCCGATTACCCTCTGGATCCAATAGTGTATACAGGTTACGAATTGGATTTAGAGTAATTACAATTTCACACTCCTGATTCTGTAGCGCAACGAGAGGAAGGGCCTGAGAGGTTGCGTCTGTAAACCAGAAATTCAGAGGGACGTGAATGGTCTGCGCGAAAATACTGGGGCGGCTCACCTGCTGTATAAAGGGTGCACTTATAAACTGTTCTGGTATAATTGCGGGTGTAAGTAAATAATAGGTATTACCAATAACTTTTGAAATTGTATTTTTATATCTTGTTATACCGTCTACTCCTAGGTACTCAAATTTCAAACCTGCAAAAATAAATCCTGAGTTGAGTGAGGTTACAATAAGAATCGACGTATTTGCCTCCGTCAAACCTGTAAATGATACAGTAAAATCCTGTGGTTGCGTAATAACAGTCGGATAGGTTGGTCCCGTAGAGGAACTTCCTGAATACGCTCCTGCTTGTGGAGCCGTAAGTTCTGGTGTGTTACCAACCATGATATTCCATTTTTCAAGCATAGCCGTGTCGTACTCAAGTTGCGCCTTTGCATATAAATATGTTCCGTCTATGCGTTGAATGCTCTGACCGCCTATGAAAAACTCGGCGGAATTAATAATCGCTGCACCGATTGCTTTGACCCATTGAAATTTGTATTCATACGTTCGATTACTCCCGCTCGGGCCAAGTGCAGCACTAACGGCCCTGCTATAAATATCAGGCAAGTCGAAACTAAAAATCATATCGGATAAAAGGTCGCCAACACGCTGTATTTTTGTTCGGAGTTGTACCGTATTTACGCCAGATGTTGGGTAAGCTGCTCCCTGTAACGCAATTGTGACATTTTCCATAGAAAAATGTGAGTAGCGTTTGAATATCTTATAGTAGTACGTCATCTGCGGATTACCACTCAGAATCACATTTTGTGTTCCGTACGTAACAAGAACATACAGACCACCTCCTGTCATCTTATCCTAACTTGAATGGTGCTTTTAGGTTACATCTACTAACGTCTACTTCTAAAGTTAAGTGCTCCCCATAGATAAAGCCACAAAGTGGCCTTATGATATTAGTGTCACTTAATCTTTTCGTTCTAGCCATCAGAGCCAAGTACTTAGACCGCAGGACATTCTATTTTACCGAAGGTATGTTTTTGTTTTGTGCGCGTTTGAAATGTCCTGCGGTCTAAGTACTTTGCTCTATAATAATCCTTTATGAAATATCACCTATTTTGCTGCTCTGACCACCAAGTATTAGATAAATAGGCTGTATTAGGATCAGTTGTACTTTTCACGATTTTTGTAGATGGTCCTTCAGCCATAAGATTATTGATTTCTTTAATAGACAGAGCATACCTGGCATATTTTAAGGAACTTAAATTACCGTTAAAATGCCCGTTGAATGATATATTACTATCTGCCGCAGGTGTATTTGCCTTATTAATAAGGGATATGTTTGGAGAAAATATGAGTAAATCTTGGAAATTCTGATAGACAACTTCCTTTTCAAATTTGATTCTATGTGCGAGATTTGAATTAATATAAATATCAATGCCGGAGTTGTAACAATTTAAAACAACATGAAACCATTTATTAATAGGAATGTTTGTTACATCCGCATATTTGTATACTGTACGATTTGAATTAAAAACAATGCGCATTGTATTCGTTTCTCCCTTTATAAAAACACCGGGACACATTAGCGGCCATGCCGTTCTGTATCCCCTGTGAAATACGTGATGAAGTTCATCGACTCCATTAAAGGTGTCCTCCTTTACCAAAATGAAAAATGAATATGCGAATTCAATACCGGTTCGTTCATTCACAGATGGGCCCAGTTGTATTGCTTCTGTAACATTTGGATCTTGAGAAATTACAATGAGTCCGTCAGAAGATTGTGCCGTATAGTCTAAAAGTGTTATAAAACGAAGACTTACATCCTTGGATGAACGCCATACATACTCAACAACGAACATGATACATGCTGTTAAAGCTGGTAGTAGAATTGCCGGGATAATACTGAGATCATATGTTGATATCCGATTCCCACTCGAGTTATAGGGCATTCCTATAGTTTAATCATTTTTATTTATTTGTCGGACCCTTTGTGTACATATCGTAAATTTGTGCAGGATTCAGCGCAACTACGTATGTATGTAAGTCTGATAACTTGCCGTTGAATGTTTTGTATCCTAATACATTTATGGTAGGGCTGACACTGACTTTGTAGTATGAACTGCCAATACAAGACCTCGCTAATTTCCCATTCATGTAAACATCCGTAATTTTTCCACTCAGTACCACGGCAATATGTGTCCAGCGTTGGAGGTCATACTCGGGTGAATCGCAACCAGGCAGAGCAGAATCGGAACACGGTACAGCAACAGGTGTATCAAATAAGTTCTTCATTGTTGTGGAATCCAAGTTGCTTGTTGATTCACATCCCGCGGATGCGAAATTCTCTCTCACTATTTCGGGCTCTTCTGTTGTGAAATCCTCTTGGCTTGTGAAACTCTCCACGTAGTCTGTGAACGCATCTGTCTGGCTCTGACCGCTCCATGTACATATGTTGCCAGAGCTTTCGCCCGTACCTCTTGCAGCCTCTCCACCTATTACAAGAGTTGGCGCATTTGTAAATGACTTTGTTGAGTTATTAAAATTACATACACTGCCACAGGGATTGGGGTTTGCTGTTGTATATGAAACCGCAGTTGCTACGGAACGGTCACTTCCCACCCAACCAAGATCACCTAGCCCAGTTCCCGCCGAAGAACCAGGTGCTATCCAATAATTATTACATGGGTTACAACTTGCATCCCACCCTTCATTTTTACCTGAACATCTATTAATTCGTCCAATAGGAGTACACGCCCCAGCCCCAGATGTTGCGCACGAGCCAGGCGCACACGGCACAAACCATGTCTGACCTCCAGCAGAATAGTGAAAGCCACAGCTGCCTCGTGTGCCGGTGCTTGTGGTTGATAATGTGCCTCCTGCGCTGGTGGTTAGCCTAGTGCTAATACCCGATGTATCAGCTGCCCCCGTATGCGTCCGCACAATCAAATTATTTACTGCTGCATCTAAGCCAATTACTACTGTTGAAAATGAATTGCCATCAATACTTACAATGTGTTTTCTATAGTTGGTTCCAACGCCTGCTAAACTATTTGCGTTTACATACATCCAGAAAGTAATTGTGTAGTCACCGCCTTCATATGGCGGTGTAAACGACGTATCAATTTTTGGTCTGGAAATTGTTGAAATAGCATTACCAATAATTACAGAAGGTACGGGGGCTCCAATCTTATTGAACAGAAAATTATAGGAATAATATAAAAGAACAAAGACAATAATAATCGCAATTGCTACAAATATAAAACTGTAGTTACTTTTTACAGTAGATACCCTCTCATATCCTCTCCGATACATTCTATATAATGTTTTCTTTTTATGCGTACGACCAAGTAGTTAAATTAAGTACTTGGTGGTGCGCATAAAAAGTGACTCTAATACAATAAGACCACTCTGTGCGCTTATCTATATTATGATACGGGGATAAAATAAGTACCCCTTAAAGAGGATACTTATTATGTGCGTAGATGCCGCTAGCGTGCTCTACATAAATGTATCGAAATTTGAATGCGCTAAAATTAATGATACTCTCTTTCTAAAGATTGGTATATGGGTGGAATCGTCGGAAGTGTCTGGCCTGTAGGACCAGGACGAAAGCATGAAAGGTCAAGACAAAGGGTTTTAATAAATGACGACTGTTTACTGTCAACAAGCATGTATGAATTATTTGTAGGAACCACGTTCATTGTCTCCAAATTTCCACGAGTATCGGTTTGAGCTTGATATCTTGCAGTAACATCACTTATGGTTTGATGCGAACTAAAATATGTTACCATCGCAACTTTGCCGGACAAACTATTTGAACCGATGGAAACTGGGGAACAGGCTGGAATTATTGTACAAAAATTATTCTGTGCTTTTTTTGCGAGAACAAGTGTGCTATTGTAATATACATTGATTTGACGACCCTGTTTGGAAATTGTAATCATTGTCCATTTTTGTTCCGGGAGGGGTGGAAGCGGGAACGTCTCAATTTGCGCGCGATGTGTGTTTGTTGTGCCTATGAGTGTTTTCACGTATATTTGAGCCGCAACGGAGTTTGGGCGACTTGCATCCGGTGTACTTAGCACTTCCAAAACAAATGTGTCCTGAATATTTATGATTGTTTCATACCCTTTGTGAGAGTTCGTAAGTGATGTACAGTTTTTACAATCTGTCTTACTTGTGCAAAGACATAGTTGATACATGCCGGTTTCTTGAGATGGCGTTTCTTGAGATGACACAGAAATACCTGTTTCTATTGCTTGCCCCATACGAAGATTTCCGTCCAAATACACAAAAAATTGTATGGCTTCATCCTGAGATTTTATCATAATTTTATTATCATTATCAGCACTAAAAATTTCATTCCGCTTATTTCCAGGAGCAAGTAGTTCATAGGGGCCTCGTTTTGTAAAAAATGTGGCTTTTGCAGGATAAAATACAGTGTATAAAAATATTCCAAGAGCCAATAAACCAACTATGAACAGCCAAAAGTACCCTTTAAAAAAGTATGTAGTTTCGTTTGTTTGAGTACTTTGGCTATTACCCATCCTAATTAAGATTGTTCAAAATATTTCTTATTGGTGGGAGTACTAGAAAAAAGTCGTATAGATTTTGCCGGCAGTACTTCATTCCAATACATAATATTAGCCACTTTACAGTATGGAGAAAAATCTGGCGGACCCATGAAATTTATTTCGGATTTTCCGTCTGAAGGATAAACATACAATTCTGAGCCCACTGGGGTTTTTGCTGTTACAACTAAATTACCGTTAATATATATTTCAATGAAATTGGGATCCACTGCAAGTGTCACTCGAAACGGAGTATTCAACGGCACATTTTCTATAGTGATTATCTTTTTATCTCTGGATGTTGGTGTAGTTTGTTGATATTTATCAGTTGGTCCATATGTTGTAACCCATCCACTACTTGTATACCCACTACCTGATCCACTTTGACATTCATTCTTATTGTCGCCACTACGAATATTTCCTAAAGAGCCGCAGTTGGGCCCATATTGAAACGTCCATCTACCGCCAGGACTACCGCCAGGACTACCGCCAGGACTACCACCAGGACTACCACCAGGACTACCACCAATGCGTACCGAATCTGTTACCCATGTTGAACCAATTATTGTCGGATTCGTATTTGTGTTCCATACACTC